CCGCGCTCGACCTCTTCCAGCGAACGGCCGATGACGCGGTGAAACTGCTGCGGCAGGTACAGCGACTTGGTGACGTCGTCGTCGTAGTTCGGGTCCGGCATCATCAATTGCGTGAACGCAATGAGATCCTCGCGGGCGGCGAGGATCGCACGCTTGCGTCTCAGAAGCTTGAGTTGCCGCTCCTTGTCAGGAGTTTTCGTCATGCTTGTACTTGGCCTGCGGCGCGTCCGGCAGGGTGCGGATCTTGGCCCTCGGCGCCGAAGAGGCCGCGTTGACGATCGGGTCGACCGCCTGCGGACCCTTGGTCGGCGAGGTGTGGTGGCTTAAATTATCCTGGGTCTTGGAGGCGATCGGCGGCGCCTTGGGCGCGGGCGGGGCCTTGATCTTGATGGTGGGGGCTTTGGTTAAGGCCATGCGGTGCTCCTATTTCCTCTTGCTGCTGCTACCTTTTGACGGCTTGCCCTGCCGCGCGGTTTTCACCGCGGCAGACGTCTTGGCGGGTTTGGCTACCGCTGGCGGGCCTTTGCCGCCTGATTTCTTGGGCATTATGCTTCTCCATTATCTGACGGTGCCGGGTATACCACGATGACCTCGTCATCGGTTTCGAGGCCGAGGTCTTCCATCAGGGCAGGGCTTAGATCCGTTACCCTGCCGGTCTGGTCATTTGGCCCCCAGTCAACCGGAAAAGCCAGCGTCGATCGCCCGGTGGCCGGGTTGGTGACCAGCGCCATCTGCGGGCCGGCCAGCATTTCCTTGGGGGTCACCGAATAGTCCCACCTGGCGGCGCAGTAATTCACCGCCTTGGCGTTCAGCCTTCGCGCCAGGCCGGTGGTGCCCTTGGGCTGGATCGGGACGAAGAGGTGCTGGTTGGCCTCGGTCAGCTCATAATGGAAGGCTAGCCCTTCGCTCGGCGAGACGCCCTGGTCCTGCGATCCGCCGAAATGGCTGCACTTGCCGCGGGCGTAGAACAGCTCGCCTTCCGGCTCCGGCTCCGGCTCCGGCTCCGGGATCTCGTCGGTTTCGCCGACCAGGCTGGAGGCAATTGCTTCGCAGATCAGGTCAAAGTGAGCACGATATAAATCGCAGTCCTTGGCGTTATCGCAGAACGCTACTTCAATGAGCACGGCGGGAGCCGCGGTGTGCGACAGGAAGAACAGCCCTGGGTCCGGCTTGGCGCCGCGGTTCTTCAGGCCGGAGACGACGCTGATAGCGGAAGAGATGTCGGCAGCCATCTGTTTTGGGCTGCCGTAGAACACCTCGACGCCGTGGCCTTCGTGGCTGTCGCTGGCGTTGAAATGGACCGAGACATCGTAGTCGCGCAGCCCTTGCGCGTTGTGCCAGTCCACGATGCGATTCAAGCATTCCTGCTGGTCGTCGGAAACCGTGTCGTGGAATTTCTCGACCGCATAGCCGGCCTCGTCCAGGCAGCGCGCGACCTCGTCCACAACGCGGGTGGCCTCTTCCTTTTCGTTGAGATAGCCGACCGCGCCCTGGCACCTGGTGGAGTGGCCTGACGAGATACATATCCGCATGGCTACCTCCTCGGTGGCGGCGGCTGGATCGACTGGTTCAGGGTTGGCGAGCCAGCTGCGACCGGCGCAGGTGGCGGCGAGGTTGCCGACAGCCGGTTGCCCATTTCCAGCAGCGCGTCGAACTCACGCTGATGCATCGCCAGGGTTTTTTCCAGTTGCGCCTGTTGCATTTCAACCAGCGCGGAAAGATGTTTTGCCTGACCCGTAATCAAAATCTGCAAAAAATAAATAGCCGCTCCGACGCCTACGAGGACGATGACGACCACACCCAATAAATAGGGCGACTTGGCCAGGCCCGATATCACCGCGTCGCTGGTGGCGTGCGCCAATTGTATCGTGCTTTGCGGCGGCAGGTACACCGGCGTCTGCGGTGGTGGTTGCGATTCAATATTCGACATCACCGCCCTCTCGACAAATCGCGTGTGGTGCTCGGTCAGCGTCATCATGCGACCATCAGAGCCTCGCGTTGATTTTTAACAATCTCTCTACGTTCGACATGACGAACATCCCCGCAGTCAGACCGCTAAAACCGCTAATGTTAAAAACACCGCCTTCCGTACCGTATGCGGCAGAAGGGCCAAGCACTGCCCCCGCTGCGGACGGGTAAGCACCATAAGCAGTCAGAATACCCGGCGTTGTCGTGACGAGACTGACCGTCGCAGTGGCTCTTTTTGATACTTTGTAGGTAAAGGCGACGTATATGACAGCCGTATTCGAACCATTCACAGCTCCAGAGATACCGTCGCCGATAACCTCGAAGTATCGTTTGCATAGTTGCAGTTCGCTGGCGTAATCAGGCACCACGAACGGCGGCGCCGATGCGCCCTCGGTCAAGCTGACGTCGAACAACTCGAACACGTTGCCTACAGTACCGAAAAAATTGAACTGATTTGGCGTCTTGACGAAATTACCCGCATTCCAGGTAGTGGGCGATGACTGATAATTGATCCCGGCTATCAGCGTCCACGATATTTCCAGGCCGACCGTGTTGTCGGTGGCCCATGTACCGGATACGTCCAAAGTTAAAGTTATGGACTTGACGACATCCGTATTAGCCTCGCCTGCTGCAATGACGCATTCCGCAACATATGACCTGTTGCCCGCGCCGTTGCGAAACGTCACGCAATACGTACCCGCCGGGGCCTTGATCCCAAACTGAAGCGTGACCGTTTTGGCTGCTACGCTTCCGATCCTTAGATCCGCCGCGCGCAACCCCTCAACTTTTGTAGATATGAGAACGACATCAGCTGCGTCTGCGGTAGTATCTGCTATCGTTACCGTAAACCGTATCCGATTAGGCGATCCCCCTGGAGTAGCTACGGCAACCTGTTGTGCGGAAATCACCCCAGAGCCGCCGCCAGACGGATCGTTAAAGCAGTCCACCGGAAAGTAACCGAATGTCGTCCCTAACGTGCTGCCGTTTTCCTGACTAACCTGCATGGCGCCGTTGATGATGTAGTTCTTCAACGGCACGTTGATGTTGGCGCGCGCCTGCGCCCGCTGCGGCGAGGTCAGGCCTTGCGCGATGTCGTAGCGCACCGCCTGGTTGACGCCGAGCTTGGCGCTGTCCGAGGGGTGGACGTGATCTTCCCTGGCGTATTTCGCGGCGACGCCGACCTGCGCCGAGACACCATCCATCAGCGGCAGCGCGCTCGCCGGGCTTGCAGTGGTGATCTGCGCGCCGGCCGTGGTCCACTTCTCGCCGTCCCAAGTGTATTGCGGCTGCCCCGCGATCGGGGTTACCGGATATTTGTCACCGACAGTCGGGGAAGCCGGGAAGTCGAGCGCAGCCATGTCACTTCGCCTTCTGCGTCTTGCCGGCGACGAAATCTTCCATGGTCAGCGGCGGCAGGCCTTCCAGCGCCAGGATGCGGTTCTCATGCCCGAACAGCACTTCCTGCTCTGGCGTGGCCTGCGGCGGCGCCGGTTCGGGTTCGACGTAAGGGTCGGCGACGCCGCCGGCTTCCTTCCACTGGATGTAGCCGGGCCGCATCGCGTCGCCGTTATAGTCGCGGTTGGCCATGTCGGCCGGGATGCACGCGCCGTCCTCGGTGCGGATGATGCTGTCGGTGGCGGTGAGTTGATATTCGGCCATCATAGCCTCGCATTCAAATTAATAGAGCTAGCGCTCGTATCGACGTAATATTGCCCCGCTGCCGTGACCGTGACCCTCGCCGTGAAAGTCGTTTCGGTGTACGGGACAACCACCAGAGCAGAGCAGTTGGAGTAGACAGGCGCGGTACCCGTCACGCTGCCTGTCGGCGTCGTTCGCATTGAGGGGCGAATGAGATAGGTGTCGAACTGGTTGGCCCCGGCGGCTCCGTACCCGGATACAAGAACCCCGACATATTTCTGGTAGTACCTCTGACACGCCGCCAGCTCGCTGGCGTAATCCGGCACCACGAACGGCGGCGCTGTGCTGCCCTCGGTGAGGGAGACGTCGAACAGCTCGAACACGTTGTTGATGGTGCCCATGAAGTTGAATTGCGAGGATGTGGCGATTAAGTTGCCTGCTGTCCAAGTGTTAGCAGCGAGTTGAAACGTCGATCCGCACATTAGAGGCCAAGAGATATTAAAACTTGCAGTGTTATCTGTTACCCACGTTCCTGTCGTATCCAACGTAAGCGTAACGGATTTAACCACATCGGCATTGGCTTCGCCTGCCGCGATGACGTATTCCGCCGTGTAGGAACGATTTGACGTAGCTCCGTTGCGGATCGTTACACAGTACGTCCCTGCTGGTGCCTTGACGCCGAACTGGATTGTAATTGTTTTGGCGAAAGCCGTGCCAGCTTTCAAATCGGAAACCCGTAATCCTTCCAGATTTGTCGAAACGTGGAAAAGATCACCCGCCCCCAGCGAAGCGTCGGGCGTCGTCACCGTGATGCGTAATCGGTTAGGTGACCCCCCTGCGGTTAGGCTGGCGACTTGAGCCGCAGATACGACACCTGTAGTGCCCGTAAAGTTAATCACGAATTGATCTACAGGGTAAGTATTGGCGAGCGTAACAGCCGTCGCCCCGTTCTCTTGGCTCACCATCATCGCGCCGTTGACGATGTAGTTCTTCTTGGTGACGCCGATGTTGCTGCGACCCTGCGCCTGCTGGTTGGCGGTCAGGCCCTGCACGGCGTCGTAGCGCACCGCGCCGATCGTCGACGACGACAGGCTCTGCCACTTCTCGCCGTCGTAGACGTAACCGAGATGGGTCTGGCCGTTGGTCGGGCTATCTGGGAAATTGATTGCCATCATGTTCGCTCGTAGACGCCGAGATACTGGATCACCATGCCAACAGTAATCACGGCCTGGTTGTCGGCTGATCGGTTGAACGCGAATGTCGTCCCGGTAATTCCTATCTGTCCGATCCAACCAAGGCCGTTGACCGCGATTTCGCGTCCCATCACAAAACCTATCCCGCCCGAAGTTGTCGGCAGCGTAATGCTGCCGAAGCCCGCGCCCCCCGGTGCGGTGGTGATCGTAACCAAGCCCGCGAAAATAATCGTCTTGCCGATCTGCGTGTACCGCGCATTGGACACCGTACCGGCGCCGCCTCCGGTGCCGACAAACGTCGCCGCATAAGACGTCCAGGCGCCGCCAGTGATCGGAATATTCGCCAGCCCCAGCGCCACCGCGCTCTGCACGAACGAGGTGTTGGCGATCGAAGTGTCGTTGTCGCCGAGCGGCGGCGTCGGCGTCTTGGGATCGCCGGTGAAGGTCGG